TAAAAGGAACAAGTGCATCACAAACAACCGTTTCAAATATTGATATTAAATCATTTGTTCCTGATATTAACGTGGTTACATTTATGGAGGGATTGATTAAGATGTTTAATTTAATGGTAATTCCAACATCGGATACTTCATTTAATTTGCAACCATTAGTAAATTACTATTCAGATGGTGCAAATATAGATATTACAGAATACGTTAATACAGATAGCACCGAAATTAACCCTCCGCAATTATTTAAGCGCATAGCTTTTAAGTACGAAAAATCAATCAATACCTTAAATGAAATTTATAGAGGTTTGTTTAATAAAGAGTATGGCGATTTGAATTTTGAAAATCAAAATAGTGCTTTTGTTGAAACTTACGAAGTGGCTTTACCTTTTGAAAATTTTATGTTTGAAAGGGAAACGGGAACGGATTTTATCACAGCTACAATGTTTGATAAAGACAATAATGCATACGTGCCAAAGCCGAGTTTAATTTATTGCAATGCGGAGCAATCGATATCTCCAGCAATTAAAATTTCAAACACTACAACAACAAACGACATTAGCACTTATGTAAGATTTTCAAACGAGTTAGAGTTAGCGGCAACCGATTTGAGTTATGTGCAATCTTTAAATTGGGGTGCTGAAATATCTGCTTGGTTTTTAGATATAAATTTCAATGGCTTGTACGATAGTTTTTATTCCGATTATATTGAAAATTTATTTAACCAGCGCACTAGAATTTTAAAATTGAAAGCGATGCTTCCAACTTCGTTAATTTGTTCAATACGATTAAAAGACAAATTAATAATTTCAAATAAAAGGTATATCATTAACACAATGACACCCGAATTAACAAGCGGAGAAACTTCTTTTGAGTTGATTTTAGATAATAGCGCAGCAACAGATGAAGGAAGTCAAGTATTACGGTTGACAAACATTCAAACGATGTTACTTGACAATACTGCGCAAGAAATAGAGTTACAGATATTTTTACAAAACTTTGATGTGTGGCGTTCTAAGGTTGCAGTAGGTTATTTATTTGGAACTTACTCAAGCGGTGGCAATCAATACAAAGACGGTTTGTTGAATGTTGCAGTTCCAGCAAATACAACGGGAGTTAATAGAACTGATGACGTACTTTTAGAGTATTATATGGGAGCAGTACCAACAATTATAAGAATACAAATAAATCAATATGCTTAAACAAATACTAGACATGCTACAAATAGCAGAGGACTATAAGGGCAACGAAACAATAGAAATCGCAAAGGGGAAATATCAATATACAAATAATTGGGAATTATTTAAAAAATTATCGAGATGGCAATAGAAAAGGTTATTGATATAAAAGTACAAGGCAACGCAGACGAGGCGGTTGGTTCTTTACGCTCACAATTAAGACAAGCGCAAGCCGAAGTAGGGGAGTTATCGGCAAAGTTTGGAGCGACTTCACAACAAGCAGTCGAAGCGGCAAAACGTGCGGGAGAATTAAAAGACCAGATCGGGGATGCAAAAGCTTTAACAGACGCGTTTAATCCCGATGCTAAATTTAAGGCGTTAAGTAGTTCACTTGCTGGAGTGGCTGGAGGATTTGCTGCGGTGCAAGGTGGGATGGCTTTGTTTGGCGCGGAATCTGAAAGCGTTGAAAAGACACTTTTGAAAGTTCAAAGCGCAATGGCACTATCGCAAGGACTTCAACAGATTGGAGAAAGCGTTGATAGTTTTAAACAGTTAGGCGCAGTAATAAAATCGCTTAATGTTGTTCAATTAGCAAATAATTTTATTCAAACAGGTTCAATTACATTAAAAAAACAAGATGTAATTGCAACCGCTGCCCAAGCAACTGCAACAGTAGCGGCAACAGCAGCAACAAGCGCAGCAACAACGGGAATGAAGTTGCTAAGATTGGCAATAATAGGAACGGGAATAGGTGCGCTAGTAGTTGGATTGATAGCATTATACCAAAACTTTGACAAAGTAAAAGAGGTAGTTTTACAATTTATTCCTGGACTGGCTTCGGTAGGTAAATTTATTGGGGGTATTATTGATTCTGTAACGGATTTTGTGGGTGCTACTTCCGATGCGTCAAGAGCTTTGGATACAATGCGTGAGGCAGCCGACAAATCACTTGCATTAAATAAAAAATATTTAGAGCAGCAAGGCGACCAATTAGATGAATTTACTAAAAAGAAAATTGAGGCTAAAAACAAGTATTTAGAAGCGTTAAAAGACGAGGGCAATTCTGAAAAGGATCGAGTTGAATTAGCAAAAAGATTGAATAGAGAATTAGCGGCAGCCGATAAAGAGCGTGAGGATGAAAAGGCAAAAAAAGCAAAAGAGGCAGCAGATAAAGAAAAGGAAAAAACAGACAAAGAATCTGAAAAGTTAAAAGAAGCTAGAAAAAAAGAGCGTGAGAATTATTTAAAAGATGCCGAAGATTTAGAAGCGTTAAAAGCTAAATTAGAGCAAAACAGATTAGACAAAGAAGCCGAGGTAAAAAAGAAATCCGACGAGATTCAACAAGGTCTTAAAGATAATGCGCTCACTCCTGCGCAAAGGTTACAAAAAAAATACGATGAAGAACGGGCAATTTTAGAAGCAGCGCACCAATCAACTTTATTGCTAGATGCTAAATTTTACACCGATAAAAAAGCACTAGAGGATGCCGATACTGCAAACAAAAAAGAAAATGCCAAATCTCAAGAAGAGATTGAAAAACAAAAAGCGCAATCACGTGAGCAATGGTTAACAGCTGGATCAAATACTTTAAAACAAGCATCTTCATTATTAGGAGAGGCAACAGATGCAGGAAAGGCGGCAGCAATAGCGGCAACAACAATCGATACTTATCAAAGTGCAACGGCAGCATATAAATCACTCGCAGGTATTCCAGTAGTTGGGCCAGCGTTAGGGGGTGTAGCGGCGGGTGTTGCAGTAGTAGCGGGATTGGCAAATGTTAAAAAGATTTTATCGGTTAAAACTCCAAAAGGAGGGGGAGTAGGCGGTGCAAATGTTCCAACTGGAGGAGGAGCACCAAGCGCACCACAATTTAACGTTGTAGGAAATAGCGGAGTTAATCAATTAGCTGGTATAATGGCAACGAATGAGCAGACACCCGTTAAAGCATACGTAATTCCTAGCGACGTTACAACGGGCCAATCTTTAGACCGCAACATCATTAGAAACGCCTCACTAGGATAAAAAGTTTATAACAAACAAATTTAATTTAGTCTTAAAGATATGCAAACGTACAAGGTAATTTTAAACGAAAATGATGAGAGCGGAATTTACGCAATTTCGTTAGTGGATGATCCTGCAACAAAGGAACTTTTTATTTCACTTAGTGCAGAGCAAACAGATATACAACTAGCAACGGTAAACGAGGAAAAGCGATTAGTAGTTGGAGCGGTTTTAATTCCAAACCAATTAATAATGAGAAACGATCCCGATGGTGGCGAACCGTTTAACATTATGTTTGAAGCGGAAACGATAAAAGGCATACAAGAGAAATTTGTTAAAAATGGATTTCAAAATAATAGCACTATCGAACACGATGGTAAATTTATTGAAGATGTAACCTTTGTGGAAACGTGGATAAAAGAAGATGAAGTTCACGATAAGTCAGTACTATACGGATTTAAGCAACCAATCGGGACTTTATTCGCAATGCAGAAAATAAATAATGACGAGGTTTGGAATGACTATATTAAAACTGGAAAAGTAAAAGGCTTTTCTATTGATGGTACAAAATTCGGTTTAGAGAAAATTAATTTAAATACTAACTATATGAATTTAGAAGCGATTGCAAATGCAATTAAAGAGGGGTTTGCTTCGATAAAATTATCGAGCGATGACCCAACACCCGAAGTGGTGGAGGTGCAACTAGCACAAATGAAACTGAGCGATGGCGTTACAGTTTTAGAAGCGGCAAGTTTTGAAGCTGGTCAAGAAGTAAACATCGTAGCCGAAGATGGCACGACTACTCCTGCACCAGTTGGCGAACACGAATTAGAAGATGGCAACGTCTTGATAATTACAGAGGCAGGTTTTATTGCTGAAATCAAAGTTAAAGAAATGGAAGCCGAAGAGGTGGAAATGAGTAACGATGCAAAATTTGAAGCGTTAATCAAAACTATTGTGATGAACCTTTCTTCGGAAGTGGCTAAACAAATGAATGACTTAAAAGTTGAATTGAAAGCGGAAATTTCAGAAGCTAAAGAAATTCAATTAAGCGCAAGTACAAAAGCAAAACCAGAGGTTAAAGAATCAAAACCGTTCGAGGCGATGACCGCTTTGGAGCGACACAGAGAAATTAAAAAATCATTAAAATAACAACTAAAAACTAAAAAAAATGGCAATAAGCTATACACCAGTAGACATTAGAGGGGTTGCAGTAGAACCAATCCTTGAGGAAGTATTATTCGCAAATAAAACCATTGGCGATGGATACGTAACATTTAACGACAACATCAAAGCGGGTACAATTTTTACCGAGGCTGGAGTTGACGTAACAGCACAACTATACACAGGTAGTGCTTTGAGTTCAAGCGGATCAATTAACATTACAGACCGCACAATTACACCTACAAAATTAGAGTACAAGCAAACATTCTTACAAGAGGCTTTGCGTTCATCTCGTTTTAACCGTTCAATGAATCCGGGTGCTTTTAACATTGAATCAAGCGAGTTCGCTTCGACTGTTTTAGCAATGGTTGGACCAAACGTATCGCAAGATGCTGAATCAATCTTTTGGGGTGGTATTACAAGCGCAACAAAAACTGCTATTGCTGCATTAACTCCGGGTGCTGGACAAGGTTCAATGACTGCTGCAACACAAACTGCGGTTGCTGCTTTGACTGCTGGACTTGTTGATGGAGTTTTCGCAAAAGTACTTTATGATAACGCTGCATTGGGTGGTTATATCAAAGTAACTGGAACAACTGTAACTGCTGCGAATATCGCTGCTGAAGTAGGAAAAATCTTTTTAGCTATTCCTGCAGAAAACTTAAACGACACAGTATCTCCAACAGTTATCTATTGCCCAAGAGCGTGGAAGCAATTATGCTACAACGCTAACAATGCGGTAGGTGCTGCACAACAAATCAACTTTGTAATTACTGGAGATAGCTTTAATACTTCAAAAGTATTTTACAACGGTATTGAGTTATTGTTTGTACCTACACCAAACAACTTGATGGCTTACGCTCAAAGAAAAGCGGCAGTATCTTGGAACACAGATTTACTTGACGATGTAAACAGATTCGAAGTAGGTAAATTGGTTAACGATGGTGATGTTCAATTTGTAAGATCAATCTACACATTGGCAGCGAATGTAGGTCAAGCTACAAAAGGAGTACTTTACGGAGGTTAATATTAATCAAATAACTGGGCGTGTGAGTAATCCATTAAATCATGCGCCCATTATTTTAATAAATAAAATATTATGGCATATTGTCCTATCACAGCGGGAAGGCTTTTAAATAATTGTAAGAACCAAAGGGGCGGTATTAAAAACCTTTACTTTGCCAATTACGATAATTACGGTTTTGTAATGACTGGTCAAACGGTTAGCGATTTAGGAACTTTAACCGAAGTTTTTAAATACGAAGTAAAAGCTACAACCAACGCACTAACAGAAACTGGCACAAGTTCAGAAGATAACGGAACTTATTTAGTTGCTCAATCTTTGGCGGTTACGCTTCCAAAATTGGCGGCAGATTTACAAGCGCAAGTACAGTTGATTTGTCAAGGCAGACCATTTGTATTTGTTGAAGATTACAACGGGAATATTATGCTTTTAGGAGCAACAAATGGCACAATGAGTAACTGTACCAAAGTCTCGGGCGCAGCCGGAGGCGACCTCTCAGGATTTACACTTACCATTGCTGCGGAGGAAAGTTCATTATCTCCATTTTTAGATAACACAACCAAAACAGAATTAGCAACTTTGGTATCTGAGGATGTTGTTTCTTAAATTTTAGCTTACCTACTACTTAAACCCATCTTAATTGATGGGTTTTTTGTTACAATTTAGTTTTTTTTAGTCTTATTAATATGATAGTCTTTAATGTAGCAACAAATCACACGTTTAAATGTATACCATCAAGCTATAATGGTGGGGAAATTGTCTTAAATTTACGTGATGAACTCAAAAATATTACCTATTCTATTGAATACGATAATGTTTTTTACCAAAACTTTCAATTAATAATCACATTTTCGGATTTTCAGACCATAGAGGGGCAGAGTTTTGAGTGTACAATACTCGAAAATGATGCAATTACGTACAGAGGCAAGGCTTATTGTACTGCTCAAACCGATTTGGAAAATTACGAAATGAATAATGGCATTCTAAAAGTATAAAAATGGCTAATAAACCACAACAAAGAGTATTCGATCTTCAATTAAGCAACTACATTCGCCCAGAAATTAAGGAAGTGCAGGGTAAAAAGTGGGTATTGAATGGCAGAAATAACGAGTTTTACAAAACGATTATTGATGCTTATAACGGATCAACAACGAACTCGGCAATAATTGATAGTTACGCCAATTTTATTTACGGAAAAGGCATCGATTCAAACGAGAAGTTAACCAAACCAAAAGAGTGGAGCGCATTAAATACCATCTTTGATAAAAAGGAGTTGAGAAAAATTTGCAAAGATTTTGAGATGTTTGGAGAGGCTTCGGTTGAAGTAAAATACTTGAATAATGAAGTGCGAAAAGTTTACCACATTGCAAAGGAAAGGGTTGCTCCCGAAGTAGCCAACGAGGATGGGGATATTACTGGATATTGGTATAGTTATGATTTTTCAAATGTTCAAAAATACAAGCCCGAGCGTTATGATGCGTTTGGTTTTGGAAGCGGTGGCGGAGAGCGTTCAGAAATTTACAGAATTAGAGATTACCAAGTAGGGCAATTTTATTATAGCAATCCGAGTTACGTATCCGGGTTAAGTTGGGCAAAGTTTGAAGAGGAGTTTCAAAATTATTGTATTAAGCACATTCAAAACGGACTTTCATTTGGCTACATTATTAATATGAACGCTGGAGTTCAAGCGAGTGAGATTGAAATAATGGAAAGCACTCGGAGAATTCGTGAGAATTTAACCGGATCAAATAAAGCGGGAAATTTCTTTTTAAATTGGAATGATAACAAAGATAGTGAGATTACAATAACCGCTTTGGAAGTTAGCGAGGCCCATAAACAATATGAGTATCTAAGTGCGGAGGCAAGGCAACAACTTTGCACCGCTCACAAACTTACTTCACCGATGTTGGTTGGAATAAAAGAGGCAAGCGGATTCAGTTCAAATGCAGAGGAAATCAAAGTTGGATTTGCTGAATTAATGATTAACGTTATAACGCCAAAACAAGAGATTATTTTGGATGGCTTGATGGAAATACTATCGGCAAACGGTATTAGTTTGGATTTGCAGTTTTTAAGTTTAAGAAGTGAGGCCCCAACAATTACACCAACTGAAACAATAGTAACGCCAATACAAATGGCTGCCGATGACTTTTCAGATTTAGGAGAGGACATTGATTTGAACGAGTGGGAGTTGATTAGTGCCGATCCAGTAGACTACGACAAAGAGGAGGAGCGAGATGCGGAGTTGGAACTGTTAAATACTACTGCCGTAAAATTAATGAATGTGGCAATGGAGGCGGTTAGCACTGGTACTGCAAGAACTAAAAGCGTTTCAGAGCAAGACACAAAACTTTACATTACACGTTACAGATATAGCGGGAACCCAAACCCTGAAAGAGAATTTTGTAAGGCAATGATGAAAGCTAAAAAACTTTACAGAAAAGAGGATATTGAGTTAATGAGCCAACGAAATGTTAATCCTGGCTTCGGAATGCGACCAAACCCTAATCAACCTTATGATATTTTTCTTTGGAAAGGTGGTGGACTTTTAAGCGATGCTTTTCCTTTTGGAACTTGCAAACACTTTTGGGTTCGTGAAATGTACAGAAAAATTGGAACGGGTAAAAATACAGCCGCACAACCATCAACTCCAGCCGATGTAAGAAAAGCAGGAGAGATAGCACCAACAAATCCACAAAAAGTCTATATCGCTCCTCACGATATGTAACCTACAAATACAACTATTATGAATATTTGGCTAAGAGAAAACGAACTTACAAAAAACACCTTATTGGGTGGCAATATTGATATAGATTTATACATACCTTGTATTGCAGATGCACAACGAACAAGGTTAGAGGAAATATTAGGGGAAACGCTATTCAATAAAATAGATGTTGACTTCGGAAACGATGATTTAAGCGGTTTATATTTGACTTTGTTCGACGATTACATAAAACCTTTTTTGATACATCAGAGCGCGGTTGAATACCTTTTAGTGGGTGCATACAAGATCACTAATAACGGCATTTATAAAACTCAACCCGAAAATACTGCAGCAGTTGATAAAACCGAAGTTGATTATTTAGTAAATAACCAAAGATTAAAAGCGGAAATGTATCAGGGGCGTTTGGAGCGTTGGTTAATGCTGAATGAATTGCCAGAGTATTTAAGCGCAGACAGTCAAATCGTCCCTCCAGTTTACAATAAAAGTAGTATATTAAATAGATGGTACTTTTTAGATCCAAACAATAACTATTTTTAGAATGAGAAAAGTTGACAAACGAACAGAGGACAATATAAAAAAATTACAAAAGTATTTATCAAATGAAAACAGTAAATTTCACGCACAAACGAGGGGATACATTTTACGCGACACCGATAAACATAAAAGTAAATGATGTTGATCTCGATTTAACCGATGCAGTTATTTTGATGCAGTTAAGAAAAGAACCGGGAGGAGTTATTGCTTTTGCTCCCGATTTAACCATTACAGATGCAGTTGGAGGCGATTTTCAAATTGACGAGCAAATTATCAATATTCCTGCGTGTACTTACCAATACGATATTCAGATTACTTTGGCAGACGATACGGTTGTAACGTGGATAAGTGGATTGTTTATTATTAACGACGATATTTCAAGATAATGGCAGTAGATATAGTAATTAACGAAACGATTGATTCAGTTGATATTACGGTTACACCTAATATAATTGAGGTTAATGTAACGAGAACAAGTGGAGGCGGTGCAGGTTCACAAACACTAGCACAAACTTTAGATTTAGGCAATTCAACAGGTGGCGAAAATATACTTATAAATAATGGAGATGCAATAGAACTAGAAAACGGTTCTAAATTGTCAGAGGGTTTATATGATGAGGGTACATTTGGAAACAAAGGTATTGCTAGAACGTGCGCCGTTGGTTATGAAGATAAATGGGAAGCTGGAGAGCAATATATCACTGAAACTGGTAGTGGTATAATTCAATTTAGAAGATTTGCTTTTAACGTACCGACAGTTGATGAAGATACTACTAAAAGATATGCGGTAGGTAGTTATTGGCAAATGAGAAATAATGATATTTACATTTGCACAGATGCAACAGAGGGAGCAGCAGTTTGGGAGTTACATAGCGTTGGTGGTATTCCTACACTTCAAGATGTTACTGATGCTGGAAATACTACTACAAATGCAATAACAGTAGGAGCCATAACAGCAGGTAATCTTTCATATGATGGATTTCAATTTTTAATAACCGACGATTTGGAGGAATCTATTTTTATGTACACACCATTTGTAGGGATAGCAATAAGTAGTTTAGAACAAAATACTTCAGTTGACATTGGTATAGATGCAACTATTGTATTTACAAAATCAACAGGTTCGGCAGTTTTAAGTGCAAATTTATTAACAGGAGTAAGAAGTTTAGAGTTACCTGATGCTGATGGCACAATAGCTTTAACTTCTGATATACCAACAACAACAAGCCAATTAACAAACGATGGTGCAGATGGTGTAAATCCTTTTATTACCGCTTTAGATATACCAGTTGGGGCAGAAGCATCTACTTTAGTTCGTGAGGTTAAAAATATGACTGGTGCAACTTTAACAAAAGGTACGGTTGTATTTATATCGGGTGCAAATGGAAACAAAGCGTTAGTACAAAAAGCAATAGCCACAACCGATGCGTTAAGTGCTAGAACATTTGGATTGTTGCAATCAGACATTTTAAACAATGGACTCGGAAACTGCGTTATCATTGGAGATTTAAGCGGAATAAACACCTCAGCATTTGCAGAGGGAGCGCAACTTTATTTAAGCGGAACAGTTGCGGGTGCATTTACAGATACAAGAGTTTTAGCTCCAACGCATTTAGTTTATGTAGGTAAAGTTACACGTTCACATCCAACGCAAGGGCAAATCGAGGTACAAATCCAAAACGGTTATGAATTAGCGGAAATCCACGATGTTCAAATAGTAACGCCTTTAAATAACCAAACAATACTTTACGAAACTTCAAGCGAACTTTGGAAAAATAAAACAATAATTGAGGATTCAATTACAAATGGCGTTACAGATATTGCACCTAGTCAAAATGCGGTGTTTGATGCACTAGCTTTAAAACAAAATACATCTACATTAATCTTTGATTCCTTTCAAAAGGCAATAATCAGAGATAATTATTTTTGGTTTTTGCCAAATACTATTTCATCTGGAGTAGGAACTGTTTTTGCTTATAGTGAAAGAGTAATAGGTCAAATTTTTAATTATGGTGGAAACGGTAGCTTATTAAGAGGATTAATGACTTTTTCCACAACTGCAACAGCGGGTACAATAGCATTTATGCGAAGAAACGATGGTATAATATTAACTGGTTTAGAAGTAGTTATAACGCGTAAAATTCAATTTAATTCAAATGTTTCAGGACAAAGATTCTTTTGTGGAATTAGTAAAGGTTATCAATTTAGCGCACCTACCAACGTAGAGCCAAACACACTAACAGATATTGTTGGAGTTTGTCAGTTATCAAGTAGTACTAATATGCACGTTATACATAATGATGCAAGTGGAACAGCTACAACAATAGATTTGGGCAGTTCATACCCTTGCACAGATTCACAATATAATTACTTTATTACAATCGAGCAAACAACTACAACTTATATTGTAACAGTTGAAAGGGTAACGGTTGCAACTGGAGCAAGTATTTCAACTACAAGTACATTAGCGACAAATATTCCTAATTATGCAACTGGAACTATGCAAATAGCAACTTGGATGTCTAATAACGCTACTGCTGCAATAGCAAGTTATTTAGATGGTGGGGCAATCGGTAACATTAAAAATCAATAATATGTATTATAAAAATTCAAAATATCAAATCTTTGATTCGCAAAACAATCTTGTAATAATGCAAGAGGGAACAGCGCAATACAACGCATATTTAGCGTATTTACAGAACGATGGAGAATTAATCGATACTGAATACGAAATAGAAGTAAACGAGGTTGCAAATGTAGATAATATTGTAATTGATTTGCTTACTAAACAAGTTGAAACGATGAGCGAAATTGAAAAGACAGATATTTTACAAACCCTTTTGACCCAATAATATGAATATATTAAAATCAATAATAGAAGATTGTAAAAACTGGGATAAATTTATCTTAAATAGATGGCACTTACACGCACCGATAGCTTTTGTAGCTGGGTGCTTTCTTTTTTTAGTATTAAAAGACACAATTAGCGATACTTACATAGCGACTGAAATAGCGTTTAAGATATTTGTACCTAGTTTTCTAGGATATTTGTCATTATTTACTTTTGAATCTTGGCAAAAGCGAGGTCGATTGATAGGCGAACTTGAAATGTTTGAGAGCGATAAGGATTTATGGTTTAGTGAGTTCTTTTTAGTGTTGGGAATATTAGTAAGTTTTTTTTATTTTTTATAGTTATGGAATGGATTGTAAATAATTGGATGTTATTATTAGGAGCAATAACTACTCCGATAGCGTGGATATTTGGAGGCAAACAAGCCAAAGCTCAAGAACTAAAAAAAGGCGAAACTGATATAAAGAAAGGTAATGCCGATGCAGTGTCAGCGATGCAAGAAGTTTATAATAAATTTCTTGACGATTATAAGGAAAGAATGACAGAGGTTATGAATGAACTTACAGAAGTAAAGGACAATTATAAGACGATGCAAAAGCAATTCAACGAAATGCAAATATCTTATAGTAAAGACACCGAAAAGCATAGAGATTTATCTTTAAAATATATAGCACTACAAAAAGATCACGAAAGTTTGAAAAGTCTATATGATAAATTGAAAAAAGATTTTGACGCACAAAAAAAACTGGCCAAGTGAAACTAGATGACAGCGGATATAAATTGATTCAAGGCTTTGAGGGATTGAGTTTAGTTCCGTATTTATGTAGTGCAAAAGTAGCCACAATAGGTTGGGGAAATGTTTTTTACCCTAGTGGAATTAAAGTAACGATGAATGACAAGCCAATAAGTTTAGCGACTGCTTCTTGGATGTTTAGAACAATAGCTGATAGGTTTGCGGTTGACGTAGATAAATTAATCAAAGCCAATCTTAATCAAAACCAGTTTAATGCAATCGCATCTCTAGCCTATAATATCGGAATAGCTGGACTTGCTAAAAGCACACTTCTTAAAAAGGTTAACATTAACGCTAGTGATCCAACAATCGCTACCGAGTTTGCTAAATGGAATAAGGTAAGTGGCAAGGTAGTTAACGGACTTACTAAAAGACGTGCTGTTGAAGCAAAATTATACTTCTTATGAGCATAAAAGGAAATCAATTTGGGGCAACATACAAAAAAGATATTATTTTATCTTATTTGCAAAAGTTTCCAAAAGCTACAACAATGGCGATCTCTAGAATGATTTTTAATGAGAATCCTTTAGACTTTAATACCGTTGAGGGTGTTCGCGGTAGTGTTCGACAATATCGAGGGGAAACAAAGCAAAAATCAAATGTATCTCCAACAGCAGTAAGAACAGCAGAGGAAAAGAAACTTGCGATGCGACAAATGGCTGAACTTCCAGAAAGCGATTACTCCAAAATTGAGCCTTTTATTATTCCAAGAGGTCAAAATAATATTCTAGTTTTATCAGATATACATTTGCCTTACCAAGACAATCACGCACTTACATTAGCTTTGAATTATGGCTTAGAGAATAAAGTAAATGCGGTTTATTTGAATGGCGATACAATCGATATGTACCAAGCGAGTAGGTTTATAAAAGATAGGAGATTGCGTGATTTAGCTGGGGAATTGGATATTACTAGGAACTTTTTAAAGATGATCCAAGAGATGTTTAAATGCCCGATATATTTTAAGATTGGAAACCACGAAGCGAGATGGGAACATTACTTGATGCTAAAAGCACCTGAACTATTAGGAGTTGATGACTTTAAGTTGGAGCAATTATTAAGATTTAGAGAGTTTGGAGTTACTTTGATCAAAGACAAACAAATTGCAATGGCGGGGAAACTTCCTATACTTCATGGTCACGAATGGTACGGCGGATTTGCGCCTCCAGTAAACCCAGCAAGGGGATTATTTTTAAAAGCAAAGGAAAGCGCACTTGTAGGACACCATCATAGAACAAGCGAGCATACAGAAAAGACTTTAAGCGGTCAAGTGGTAACAACGTGGTCAACTGGATGCCTTTGTGGCTTAGAACCAGAATACGCTCCTTACAATAATTACAATCATGGATTTGCTCACGTGAAAGTTGGAAGCGATGGCAATTACGAGTTAAAAAATATCCGCATTATTAATTACAAAATAGTTTAAAATGAAATATTTATTAATTCCTATTGTAACGGCGTTAATCGCCGTAATATGCTTAACTTCCTGCGGGGCAAAGACACTTAATAAAGAGGAAAAGAAAACAGACAGCATCGCTACAACTATTGCAGTAGTTAAAACCGATAGCACTTCTATTGATAAAAAGGTATTGGTTTATGATGTTGAAACGGATGAAATTGTAATCGAAGCAGTAGATACAACCGAGCCAATCGAGATCACAAATAACGAGGGTAAAGTAACAAAGTACAAAAACGCCCGTTTAAGCAAGAAAAAAAGAAAAGACAATACTATTGTAGTAAGTGAAAAGATAGTGGCTAAAATCGTTGTAGATTCGGTTACAAACGAGATTGAAGTCAATAAAGTTGAAAGCACTAAGATAGTTTACAAAGAACAATTTAATTGGGGTACATTTATTTTACAACTCTGGTGGTTGTGGTTAATATTAATACTTGCTATTTATTTAGGTTATCGATATATCAAAGGCACACTTAAAAGTCCATTTTTATGAGGGTATCACACGTAAAAGGATCGATTCAAACTAACTTCATCGAGGTTAGGCACTACGAGAATAGCATCGTAAACATTTCCAAAGATAACAAGCCAATTAATTCAGACTTT